GATGCTACGGCTTTAACAAGTGCGGAGGCACAAATAGTAAGAATTATTTCTGCAAGTGCTACGGCAATGGCTGAAAGTTCTGCCGAGGCTTCATTTGGTGTTACTTTTGTAGCAAGTGTTAATGGCACTGCAACGGTAACAAATGCAAGTGTAGCAAGAACGGCAACATTGGCGTCAAGTGTAACGGGAGCGGCAACCGTGACGAATGCAACCTTGGATGCGGCTGCATCTACTTTTGAAGCTGAATATCTTGTTATTGCTGGAGGTGGTGCTGGCGGTGGAAATAACAATGCTGGTGGTGGCGGTGCTGGTGGGTATAAAACAAATACAGGACTAGTATTAAATAAAAATCAAGTTTATACAATCACTATTGGTAATGGTGGTACGGGTGTTAATACTACTACTGTAGGTCAAAATGGTTCAAATAGTTTATTTGCTTCAATAGAATCTAATGGAGGCGGTGGAGGTGGTGCTGGTCCATCTTCAGCAATAAATCCTGATTATGTTCAAGGTGCGGCTGGTGGTTCTGGCGGTGGTAATGGATGGATGAGAACTACGGCTGGTGGTGCAGCAAGTCCTTCTGGTCAAGGTTTTGCTGGTGGTGTTGGCGAAGGAATTACTGCTCCTAGCTATAGAGGTGGCGGTGGAGGTGGTGCTGGTGAGGCTGGTAACACTGATTCACAGGGACACGGAGGTGATGGTTTAGTAAATACAATTACAGGTTCAAGTATTACTTATGCTGGTGGTGGCGGTGGTGGTAGTAACTCTGCATCTGGTGTTGGTGGTTTAGGCGGTGGTGGTAATGGAGCTATAGGTAATAGTGTTACGGCTCAAAATGGAACAGCGTTTTTAGGCGGTGGAGGCGGAGGTGCTTCGTCTGGAATAGGGATAACGACGGGAGGTAATGGAGGTAAAGGTGTAGTAATTTTCAAGGTATCAAATACTATTACTGTAACATTATCTACTGCTGCACAAAGTGGGGCTATTAACCATTCATCAGGTTCTTTTACTATTTGGGAAATCAGAAATTCTGGAACAGTTACATTCTCATAATATGGCAAGTTACGCTTTACTTAATGATGATAATTTTGTAACATCAGTAATATCTGGTGTTGATGAAACTATATTAGTGGAAAATAATCATCCAGAAATATATTATTCAAATCTATATAATTGCACAGTAAAAAGAACTTCATATAACACTAAGGGAAATATTCATTATAATTCATTTGACAATAAAATAAGTCAAGACCAAAGCAAGGCTTTTCGTAAAAACTACGCAGGCATTGGCTATTATTACGATAGCATCCGCGACGCATTCATTCCGCCAAAGCCTTTTCCTTCATGGACATTGAACGAGGATAGTTGCCTATGGGATAGCCCAATACCTTATCCCAATGATGGCAAAATGTACACATGGAATGAAGATATTTTAAATTGGCAAGAAATAAATTTTTAACGTTAAAAACTATAAATCATGGCAGCTTTTTCAAATTACATGGAGGATGCAATTACAGCCTGGATAAATGGAACAACCTTTCCAAGTGCTCCGACAAATACCTATGTACAGTTGTATAGCCAAGACCCAACCGATGCAGGTTCCGCTACAGGTGCATTGTACACACGTGTTACTTATGCAGCAAGCGGATGGACAAGGGGAACAGGTGGTGCAGGAACATTGTCAAACACAAATGCAATAACCATGCAATCAAGTGCAGGCAGTGCGGCAACGGCTTCTCATTTTGCGGTATTTGATGCAGCTACAAGTGGTAATCTTTTATTTTACGGTGCTTTATCAGCATCTAAAAGTATTGCAATTGGCGATGAGGTAAAGTTTAACGCTTTGCAGCTTACATTAACCGTAGCCTAAAAACATTCCTGCCCTGAAATATGGGCAGGATAAAAATAATACAATGGGATATTTATCAGCTAAACAAATTAATCACCTTAAAGACCTGCAAAAGGATAATTATAGAGGTAGAAGGAGTTTTCAAGGCATGAGCCTAAGAATAGTAGGTTTAGCTGATTCTGTTATCGAATTTGCAGAGTTGATGGAACAATGTACATTAAAAGAGCAAAGTAGGGTTATTGATTCAGCCACTCCCATTGCATTAGAAGTTTACAGGTCTTTAGTTCCCGTAAGTAGTAAGCCGCACCGTATTTCTACCAATCCTTTCAAAAATAAAAAGATGCAAGGATGGGAAGAAAACGATCGCGCTTCAATGTGGGTACAACCGGGCAATCTAAGAAAGTCCATTATTGACTTATCTAAAAACCTTGTATCATACAAAAGAGCTGTTGGTGCTATTGGTCCATTGTATAAAAGAAATACAATGAATAGAGGTATTAATAGCAGCGAAGGAACAAATGGATTTTACGCGCACATGGTATTCGGAAGTACGCGAGCATGGTACAACAAGATAGTAGTGAAAGCAAGAAATTTAAGTAGGGAGAAAGTTATTAAAACCATGCGTGATGAATGTATTTTTATCATGCAGGAAAGACCTAAAAAATTCTGGCAAGTATCATGATAGGAAAATTAATTTATAGTAGATTATCCACCGATGGTGAAATATTGGCTTATGTTGGGAGTAAGATTTATCCTGACATTGTGCCTCAAAACGTACAATATCCATTTGTTGTATATACTATTGTAAATAGCCTTCCCGTTGATTTTAAAGATGGTCAAAGTAATTTAGAGGAAATAACACTACAAGTAGATGTTTACACGCAAAACTACGACGATACGCAAATATTATCTAACCTTATTAGAAATAGATTAGATAGATTTGTTGGCATTGTTGAAGGTGTTGAGGTGCAAAGTATAAAGTATATGTCAGCTACATCGCAAGTGTTTAATGCTGAATTATCCGTATATTGGATGAGTATTGATTTTATGGTAAAAATGAAAAGATGAAATTAAGACTTTTAAAAGAATGGAATGGGAAAGAGCCGGGTAAAGTAGGCGTTTTTCTTTCAGAATATGGCGAACAAATGATAAAAGATGGCATTGCAGAACTACTTGATGAATCTTTTGTCGTTGAACAAATGCCACAAAAAGAGCAAGTTCAGCAAGACCCAATCTATATTCCTATTCCAGTGCCTAACTCATATTTTGCAGACGAGGCAGATGAAGAAAAAATTACTAAACAAAAAAATAAATAAATATGGCAACTACTGGCATTATTAATGGTACGTTGATGCGACTATACAAAGATTCAACTGCGATAGGTTACGCAACTTCCTGCCAAATGAATATTTCATCTGCTATGCGTGAAATTCTTACAAAGGATTCAGCATCGGGTGGATGGAGAGAAGTAAAGAAGGGACAGTTATCGGGAACACTTTCTACGGAGGCGTTATACGCGGGCCCGGGAGATGCTTCTACTAATTATTTGTTCGATGACTTGTTCAGCGACTTAATAGCTGGAACGGCATTGACCATTAAATTTACTACCGACGTTGTAGGCGATAACGTGTACACAATGAGTGCCATTTGTACATCATTAGACCTAAACGCAGGCGTGGAAGAGAATGTTAGCTATTCAGCATCATTTGAAGTTACAGGAGCCATCGTGAAGACAACTAAAGCATAATTTTAAATCCTAACACATGAAAACAATAACAATAGCCAACACGTCCATACCGATTAAATTTGGTATGTATGTGTTAGGTACATTTCTAAGGGAGAGGAAACTTAAATTAAGTGACCTTTCCCTTTTAGGAGAAGATCTTCTTCTAGCTCTTGAATTAGCCTTTACCGGTGTTGAGCATGGCTATAAAGCTAAAGGCGAAAAATGTCCATATAACTTACAATCATTTTGCGATTTAGTAGATACGGATATGGGAGGTATAACTTGCATCATGGAAATGATTTCAAACGAGATTTCACCTCCAGAAGATGAGAGCCAAAAAAACGTAGTGGCGAAGGCGGAGAGCTCACACTTGAACACATCGAACGCTTTTGTTTCGGAGTTTTAAGATTTCCTCCTTCGCAATACTATGAGATGAGTTTCAAAGAAGTTGTTATAGCTATGCAAGGTTATAACAACCAATTTGAACAACAGGAACAAACACAATGGGAACGAATTAGATGGCAAACAACGCTTTTATTAAATGTCCATACGGCAAAAGGTAAAAGTTTAAAGCCTAAAGATTTAATTGAATTTCCCTGGGAGAATCCGACAAAAAAAGAAACTAAAAGAAATTTGACAAATACTGACAAGTCAATATTTGACAAATGGGATAAAGAATTATAAATGGCAATAGGTAAACTTAATTTAAAACTTGGTGTAGACGTTTCAAATCTTGACAAAGAACTTGGAAAGGTTGAGCGTAGTATGTCAAGGTTTGGCAGTAATATGCAGAACATTGGTTCTACATTAACCCAATCGTTAACTTTACCTATTATTGCTTTAGGTGCTGCCTCTTTAAAATCCTTTGCCGACATTGAAAAGCTACAAAATGGTTTAATAGCCATTATGGGAAGTAGCGAGGAGGCAGGAATAGAAATGGAAAAACTCCGCAAAGTTGCAGAGAATCCGGGTCTTGCTTTGCCGGAAGTTGTGAAAGCATCTGCATCTTTACAAAGTGTAGGAATGAATGCCGACGCTGCAAGGGAAACTATCACACAGTTTGGTAATGCCGTAGCGCGTGCAGGTGGTGGAGCAGAACAATTTGATGGAGTAGTTTTAGCATTATCACAGATAAGCGCGGTTGGCAAAGTTACACAGGAGGATCTTAATCAAATTAAAGAAAGACTTCCTGAATTTGCTCGTGTAATGAAAGAAGAATTTGGCGTAGTAACGGCCGAAGGAATTAGAGAACTTGGAATAAGCAGCGAGGAATTTATACAAAAGTCGGTTGGTGCTTTAGGTAATTTGGAAAGGGCAAACGGTGGTTTAGCAAATACCTTTGATAATTTAAGGGATAATGTAGGCGCATCATTAGCAGAGTTAGGTAAAGCAATAAATGAAACATTAAATTTAGAGGCAGTTGCCGCAGCATTGAGCGCAGGATTGCAAAGATTGGTAGATGGATTTAAATCACTTAATCCGGAGACACAGGGTTTTATAGTAAAGGCAGGTTTATTAGTCGCAGCCTTAGGGCCCGCAATATTTATAGTAGGAAAATTGATTACTACTTTTGGAGCATTAATTGGTACTACAAGACTAATAATGACTACGGTAAAAAACCTATCTACAGTTGTATCCGGTGCTTTTGCAAAAATACTTGCTAATCCTGCTATTCTTGGTGTTACTTTAGCTATTGCGGCTGTTGGTGCTATTGCCTTATACGTTTATGATAACTGGAAAGCATTTAGTGATAGATTTACAAACATTTGGATAAACATAAAAAACAGTGCTAACAAAGGAGTAGCTGATTTTATGATGGCTATTGATAAGTTGCAAAAAGCAATGGGCTATGAATTATTCGATGTTAGTGGCATGACAAAGTACCATGAAGAACAGAGAATAGTAGCAGCGGAATTTAAAACAATAGGCGAAACAGTTGACAGTCTTAAAGGCAAGTTTAAAAGCCTATTCATGGCTGCACCGGGCAAATCTACGGGAGGAGCTGGAACAGAGGGAACAGGCGAATTAGTGTTTGGTGATGGCACACCGACAGGAGGCGGAACGGGAGGAGGTAAAGGTGTTGGAGCTGCTTTAAACACTCCAATAGATACAGTAAATTTACTACCTACCTTAGATTTACTTCCGGATAAAATAGAAAGTATTTCAGCTGCAAACGAACGACTAAAACAAACAAACGAAGATGTAGCTAAGTCATTTAACAATATTACACCTGCTGTAAAATCTGCAGCAGATATGTTAACACCTATGCAAGCTATATTAGTAGAAGGTATAAATACTTTTGCTGATTTAGCTGCTGGTGGTTTTGAAAGTATGAAAGAACTTGCACAAGCAGTTAAAAAAAGTGTTGCTGAAATAATAGGTAATCTTATTAGAATGTTTGTAGCAAAAGCATTAGCAGGTTTACCTCCTACACCATTTATGTTAGCCATTGCGCCTGCAATAGCAGCATTGGCAGGTAATTTAGGTAAAAGTTTAGTGATGAAGATTGGCGCACCAAAGTTAGCCGAAGGAGGTTTGGCATACGGCCCAACAATGGCAACGGTGGGAGACAACAGAAACGCTCGTGTTGACCCAGAAGTTATAGCACCTTTATCTAAGCTAAAAAGCATGATGGGAGATATGGGTGTAGGTGGAAGTCTTGAAACAAGGATAAGCGGTAATGATTTGATTATATTGTTAAACAGATCTCAAAAGGGATTAAGTAGAATACAATAATGGGAGTAAGGTTTTCAACTACGGTATACAACGAAAAGAGTAGAAAGATTACTGTATCTATAAAAGATAGTAGCTTTTCTGGTACTGTGAAAACATTTGATACTTTATCATTAGGAATTCAGTACGACAGTGAAAGTCAGCAAGGTCAGGAGAGATTTACACCCATTATTGGTTCTCGTTGTTCATTGTCTTTACTTATAAATAACGAGGATTTACAAACCTTACTTCTTGATATTGGATTGGCAGTTGAGGGTAGATTTACGATGGAGTTAACAGCCTACGAGGATGATAATACGACAGTATCATTTAAATGGTATGGATATATAGTTACTGATTTAGTAGAATTTGAAGACGTGCCATTAGTGATAGGTTATCAGGCTCAAATATCTGCAATAGATGGATTAGGATGGCTAAAGACATTGGATTATAAAAGCGCGGTTGGGCCTTACAACGGTCAAGATACAGTTGTACAGCATATTTTAAATTGTTTAAATCAGTTGGATTTTGTGCAGGAAAACTTAGTGGCAAATAGTTTGCCGGTGTTACATACAATTTTTAATTGGCATGAAAATACAATAGCTTACAATGCTGCCTCTGATTATTCTTTATTGACAGTTATTCAGCATCGGGCATTTTACCATAAAGACACAAAAAGTAATTATGTGTATCAAAGTTGCTACGATGTTTTAAAGAAGATTTGTCAAACTTTTGGAGCGAGATTAATATTTAGTGGGAATCAGTATTGGTTTATTCAAGTAAACGAATATTCAAGAACACCAGCTACTAAAAGATACTTTAAATACAATGCTTTTGGCATTCAACAATCAGGTACATTTACCGCAGATTTAACGCTATCTAATATTCAGACTAATCTTCCTGGAAGTGACTTAATGAGATTGAGCGGAGGTAAGTGGACTTATTATCCTGCTTTAAAAAATGTGGTAATACGTTATAATCATTTTGCTAAACAAAATTTATTGGCAGGTGTAGAATATAACTACGCAACTAATACAACTCCTGTAATTACCACAACTCCGACATTAGATGCCTCTAATCCGGACGCTAGATTATCATATACTGGAATACTTGGATTTTATGCACAGGCTTTAAATCCTGTAAACTTTGAGCCGTTTCAATTTGTATTTGCCGTTAAGGTAGCATCTATAATCAATAGCTTTCCTTTACAAGGTTTTGAATCAGCTAATTGGACATTAGGCAGCGGATGGTTGATTGATAACAAAATACTTGAAGGTACTTTGATAGCTACGGAAGCGTTTTACACTACATTTACAGTTACATCTGGAAGGAAATATTATGTTAAAATAAAAGTTGATATAGAAAATAGTGGTAGTCTTAGATTACGTTTAGGAGGAGTAACAAAAACAATTACAGAAAGTGGTGATTACGATTATGTTATTTTGTCCACTAATACAGATACATTAAAATTAGATAGTGTTTCTACTCCAAAGTTTACCGGTAAAATAAAGTCATTACAGGTAAAGCAAGAAAATAAGTATTTAAAAAGAGGTGTAACATATACTAATGGTTTTAACTTCCAATTAGAGCCTGCAACATGGGAGAATACTTTTTACGAATATGAATTTAATACAGAAACAATAACGGCTGATGCTGCTTTCGTTGCGTACAAAACTATCACATTTGATACTTTAGATATTCCAGAAAGTGCGGAGTATGTATGGGAGATGAGATTAAAGGAAATGAGAAACGAGGCAGGAACAAATATTATTTCCAACTTTGCCGTATCGTATTTACTAAGCAATAACTACCTTGAATTTTTACCTACGGGTGCAGTTTCCGGTCAAAGTGACATACTTGAATATGGTTCTGATAACGACGATAAATCTTCCACAGTTTTTAGCCTTGATACATACATAGGTGACGGCCCCAGCAAGACAACGGATGGAGGATTAAAAGTATTAGAATCTGGAACGTATGAAAATAGTAGCAGTTGGGATGTAGGCAACGGATCAGGATTTAATAACGTTACACAGCTATTAGTTAACGAAGTTATACGCGGTCAACTCACACCAAAGCTACGCATGGTAGATATGCCATTTCAAAATTTATCAGTTGATAATCCTTATTTGCCTCACAAAGTTATAGAATATTCATCTGGATATTACGTTTTTGAAAGAGGTAGTTTAGATTTAAAAACAGAAATTTGGCAGGGTGATTACTTTAAAATAGAATTAGATGCCTAACTATACAGAACGCACAGTATTATCCAAACCTCGCGACTTTAATCAAGTGGCAAACAATGCCGGAAGTGGTGGAGTGGTAAATAATAATGTTACTGAAACTATAAACAATGTAACCGTTACAGGTTCTGCCATTGCCATTTTTAATCAAGAATTTCTTGATACTACTTCCAATATTTTGACATGGACACAGAATAGCGGAAAATTACCGACTACTAATTTATTAGCAGCTATTCACGTTTACCAGAATGGGCAGAAATTAATAGACAGTCAATATACTATTACATTACCTTCAACAATTACCATAGATTCTAACAGCCATTACGATGGAAGTAATTACATTGTATTTGCCATAAACATAAACTAATGGAAGAAATTAAAGCACCAAAAAAAGAAAGAAAGTTTTTAAAAGCCATGGGAGAAGTAGCACTCACTTTAATTCGTGAGCTGCTTTTAAATGCTGGTAAAAAACTCATAAACAAATCGGGTAATAAAAGACAAGGCCTTGTTCTTGCTTTTATTATTATTGCCTCTACTTTTGCCATTGCCCAATATCCAACGACAACCAACAAGCAAAGGTTAGGTTTCCAGACTAGTGGCGATGGTTTGGTTTTTAGAGGAAGAGCAAGCGATACAACGGCTTTAAAACCTTCCACTATAAATAACGCCTATCATTTATTTGATACGCTTAATAATGTCTTATTTAGCTATATTAAGACTAAAGGAGGCTGGAAGTTTAATAATAGCGATACGGTAATTATTCAAGGTGTTACCATGCCTTTTGATTCTATTACTTTTAACACGGCAAAAGATGGTATAGTGGGAGTTGGCGAAGTGGAATATAATGATACACAAGGCTCTTTAATACAAGGCTTAAAAGGTGGTTTAGTTACCAATGTTATCGGTCAACAATTACACCAACGGGTAAATAACAGAACAGGGGCAACATTGACAAAAGGAACGGCTGTTTATTTGTCAGGAAGTCAGGGCAACAGGATAACCGTCGCGAAAGCCTTAGGCGTTACCGATGCCTTTTCGGCTAATACATTTGGAATAGTTGCTGAAAATATTTTACATAATCAAAGCGGATATGTTATAACCGAAGGATTAATTAAAGATATAAATACAAGTGCTTTAGTTGAGGATTCAGCCGTTTACCTTTCGCCAACGGTTGCAGGTGGCTTAACATCAACAAAACCACAGGCTCCGCAGCATACTGTTTATATCGGTGTTTGTGTCAAAAGTAATGCAGGTTCTGGAGAATTGTTCTGTAAGATAAGAAATGGTCAGGAATTAGACGAGCTTCACGATGTCCGTATTATTTTACCCGTTGACAGGGCTTCCTTGTATTACAGGGGTGGATTATGGAGGGATACAACCTCGGCTCTTTTAGTTAGTGATACGGCTTCGATGCTTACTAATTATCTGCGTAGTGGTGTGGCGGCTTCAACTTATTTACCATTGGCTGGAGGAACATTAACAGGAGGGTTGATTGGAACAACAGGAACATTTACAGGGTTAAATGTAAATAATACAACTACAGAAGGTATATTTACTTTGCAGGGATATGACAATAATACAGCCACAAAAATACAGTTTAAAACAACTGGCAATATTAGACGACAAATATTATTACCAACTTCTGATTCAAATTTAGAATTCAGAACATCAACTATTGGAGGTACTCAAGGAGGTTATAGTTTTTATACAAGAAGAAATCCAAATCCTTCTGAATTTTTAGCATTTAATATTGATTTAGATGGTAATTCAAATTTTTACGGCACACTTGGAGTAACAGGCGCAACGACTTTGTCTAATCTTGCTGGCACCGGCTCTCGAATGGTTATAGCAAGTTCTGGCGGCTTACTTTCTACACAGGCTATTCCTACAGGCACTGTTACTTCTATTGGTGGTACTGGTACGGTAAATGGAATAAGTTTAACAGGAACGGTTACTTCTTCGGGCAATCTTACGCTTGGTGGCACATTGTCCGGTGTTTCCCTTTCTTCGCAAGTTACAGGTACTCTACCTATTGCCAACGGTGGTACAGGTGCAACAACGGCCGCAACGGCAAGAACAGCATTAGGGGCAACGGTAAGGGGTTCAAATACATTTACAATACCTGACGGTTCATCGGTAGCATTCCTACGTTACAATGCAGATAACACAGTAAGCCAAAGAGCAGCGGATGGAATGAGAACTGATTTAGGAGGCACGACAATAGGGCAATCAATGTTCACTTTAACAAATCCATCTGCTATAACATTTCCTAGATTTAACGCTGATAACACAGTAAGTGCTTTAGATGCGGCTACGTTTAGAACGGCTATTGGTGCAGGTACAGGTAATGGAAATGGAACAGTAACAAGCGTGACGGGCACTGCTCCTATTTCAGTTGCAAACACTACAACTACACCATTGATAACAATAGCTAATGCAGGAATATCTACTACGGGCGTAGTTACTGCATCTACTCAAACATTTGGAGGTACTAAGACATTTAATGGAGCTTTAAATGCAAGTTCTGAATTAGCCGTTACAGGTATATCAAATTTAAATGGTGGCGCAACCATTGGAACAATGGCTACAACTTCAACTTTAACTCATGTACTTGGTGTAAATTCAAGTAATGCTATTGGTGAAATAGCTTTAGGAAGTGGGTTAAATTTATCGGCTGGTGTTTTAAATTTAGGTGGATTTGTTTCCGCATTTTTAGATTTTCCTTCCACTAGCGCACAATCATCAAGTGACATTACTGTAAGCTATACGGGAGCGCAAACATCGCACCCTGTTATGATATCCGTTCCTGATGGTTCTGCTCCTGCAAATACTAATTATACTGCATGGGTATCATCCGCTAATGTTGTTAAAGTAAGATTCAATAATTATAGTGCAAGTGCTGTAAATCCTGCATCTGGTACATTTACAATATTTGTTTTAAACTTGTAATATGAAAACAACAATTTACAACCTACTTCACATGGGTTACGAAAAAATAGCCTATGCAATATGTTTTGGATGGGTGGCATCGTTTTTCATACCAATTAAAGGATTTCTTCTATTTACAATCGGAGTAACTTTTGCGGACATGATTACAGGAATCAGGGCTGCAAGAAAGGAAGGGCAAAAGATAAATAGTCGTGGGTTATATCGCACGTCG